TGCTCACCCTTGAGATAGGTGTAAGCCTCGCGAAGCGAACCGTACAGAAGCACTGTTTCGAAATTGGTTCCAAGCCACGATGTCCCCGCATCGACAATCGATACCGGGTAATAGTAGTAGTTCAGTTCCAAGGTGTAAGCGAGATTCGGAGTCGGACCCAGAATCATGGTGTCGTTGTCCCAGATTGCGTAGTACTGGGGAGCACCTGTCGCCGTCGAAGTCGTAAAGCATTCCCGCATGAAGTTCACGTCCTTGTTTAAAAGGAACGTGTAGACATTGGTGCTGGGATTGATGATGGCCAACGAAAATGTCGCCAACCAGTCCGAAGGCAAAGACATGTACTGGTTGCTGATCACCGCGCTGGCGGTTGAAGTTTTCCTAAGCGCAGGGATCTGGACCGAGTTATAGATACGCTCTTCGGCCAGCTGGACGAATGTCGGGATATTCGACACAAAAGACGTTTCCGTCGATTGGACGTAATCCTGAATCATCTGTGAAAGCTGTGAATAGTTCATGTCGTTGATACCGTTACAGTTCCCACCGATCCAGCCGCGACTAAGTAGTTCGGGGTCAATGGATCATCGTAAGCCTGTGCTCCACCCACCGGGTTCCAGCCCCACTGGATGTCCCGGCTTTCAATAAGCGATTGATCCGGACGAGCATTCCGTAGCGCCTGAGGGTCGTCCATGGGAATCTTGCCCAGCTGAAGCTGCGGCTGATCCACGTCCAAACACTCGTCGCATACGAGATTGCCAGTCCAAATCTGGTCATAAATCTCTTTCCGTAACTCGTGGAGTTTAAACTGAAACCCGCACATGTCACAGAAACCAATCGCATGTTTGCCGGATGAAAACGGTTGGGACACACTGGCTATCCGTTAAACACACTAGCGATGTAAGGCAGGAACCTCGAAGCCGCTTTGTCGCGATCTTCCCCTGCCGCCAACTCAAACTGAGCCTCGTATTCGGACTTCAGAAGCGGAATCCGATCTGCCGACTCAGGTTTTTTCATGGCAATGTAGTAGGCCAGTCCTGCCACCAAGCATGGCAAGAATCTTGCGGGTACGTCCATCGTATTGGTTCCACCCGCCCCAACGTCCTGAATCCGGCGGATGTACCAGTAAACGAGGGTATAGGTCTGGACGTTATCGGGCACCGGCCACAAGTACACAATCGGGGCATCCCGCTGACGATCCACATAGATCTGCAGCGGTCGGCCCTGAGTCAACTTGTTGTTGAGCATGGCGTAGTCAGACACCGAGATCCGGGCCAGACTGTAGTCCGCCTGCTGCGTGGTATTGCCATCGTAGATCCGCAGCTGATGCTCGATCAGATCGATGGTGTCTGCAGGCATGGTGTAGGTGTAATCGCCCGGAGTCAGAACCTGACTTCCAGTTTCCACCGTCCACAGATTGATGCCACGGTTCTGCCACTCCTGCGCCATGAAGTTCATGGAGCGACGGGCAGTCCTCAGGTCATACCCTGTCCGCAGTTCCAGACCAGCGCGTTCATACGCCTCTTCGACGATCTCCGCGAAGTCTGGATTAAATGTGGCTGTACCGCTGGTAGCCATTACCGATAGGTGCCTTTGGTCTTGCCCTTGATAGCGCAGCCGTCAATACGACCGCCCTTCTTGTAGCCCAGCATACCGCCGCCTGACATCTTGCCTTTGTTGTCAGCCGCAAAGAACGGAACTTTCTCCCCATTCTTCTCAACCATCTTGAGGCTTCCGCCCTCGGCATAACGCTTCATGCGTCCACCGGCCATCATGTCTTCCATTTCAGGGGATTCCATTTCTTTCTCGATAGTGATCGAAACACTGGAATCTTTTCCGTTCATGCCTTTGCCCATCTTTTTACCCATCAAAGAGGATAGCAGTCCCATACCTTTCATCATGATTAGCCCCTCGTGAGACCGCGCATAGCGCAGCCATCGATACGACCGCCTGCTGCTTTCTTCACCTTACGGGCTTCGGAAAGCGCAATGGCGATTGCCTGCTTAGGATTCTTGACGAGCGGACCACCCTTTCCAGAATGGAGTTCGCCTTTCTTGAACTCACGCATCACCGTACCCACCTTTTTCTTCTGGCCGGGTTTGGTGATCTGCTGGTTCATATTGGCTCTGGACATAGCCATATATCACTTACCTCGTTGTCTAAACGGTCTTACTTTTTGCGCGATGCCTTTCGGCTGCGCGACGAATTGTTTGCCTTGGGCTTTGCCACGGCGCTTGGCGGCTGTGGTTCTGGCGTACTCGGCTGCGGAAAGAGACTTGATCGCAGCTTCTGGTAGATACCTTTCACCAGTTTGACTAGAGGGCTTCCCACTTTTGGTTCTCCACTTTTGCTGAGTCCAAGCCTTTAAAGATTGCTGCGGGGATTTCATTTGATTGGACCTCCAACGATCCATGCATCACACGTTCGGTCCCCTGCACATTTGAAATGGAAGAGTTCGCAGTAGCCCAAGTTACCCGCTTTGATTACATCGTAAGAGTAATCAACATGGGCTTCTTTCTCGGACTCAATACCCTTCGCCATGCATTCAATCATCTGTTTGGTTTGAATGAACGCTGCACAGTTTCCACAACGAGACTTCTTAGCCTCTTCAGCGGGAACCATCCACATCTTGGACTTCTTGGCCCAGAACGATTTGGAAGGTTCATTAGGATTCAAAGGCCCATAGCCATACTCTTCGATGGCATGGTTACGATTCTTTAGATTGACATGGATGTCTTGTGTCGCAACAGGACACGCTTTCATCTGCTTGCCTTTGTAGGCTTGCTTGATAGCGGACCCGATAGCGTTCTTCTTGACCATCATTGTCGTTACTCTTTATCGGCCTTTTTATTGATCAAGTCCCACGCTGCTTTCATCTTTTCTTCCAAGACTGCAACACGCAGATCGAGCTTTGAAAGCACGATGATGAGCGTGATGAGCGCAAGAATGACTGGCCATGCACGGGTAAAGATTTCAAACACATCCATTATTTCCCGCGCTCTTCCATCAATTTGACCCGCACCTGAAGATCATGGATGTCTTCCATCAAATCATCCTTGAGTTCTTGCCGTTTGGCTGCGCTCAAAGGGCTATCTGTGGGAACCCCATCTTCAGTGATCAAAATTGGGATCTTGGATTCAATAGCGATAAGTCTGTTCTGGAACGAAGTGATCTCGCTCAGAAGCCAACCTACAGCAGCGAGAAGGACCGGGAACAACATGTCCACGACCTTCTCCATACTGAAGCCAGACTTAGTCTCGGTAGCCACCGCCCTTCTCCTTGTACTTCTTCGCGAGAAGCTGGGCTTTACGGGCTGACCACTGGCCTGCTTTGGTTCCTTGAACCGCAGAGGCTTTGATCCGGTTAAACAAGGCTTTACGCATTTCAGGCTTAGTGTAGTTACCTGCTGCGTTCACTTTGCTTTTGGCTTTAGCCACGTCGATCACCTGCCATAACATTGGTTGCGATTCGATCTATCTTTTGTTCCAGACGATCCAATCGGTCCATCAGAGCCTGATTGTCTGCACGGACTTCAGCGCGAGTCACATGATCTCTTGCGACTTCCTCTCGGGTCTTATTGAGAAGGATTCCAAGACGCTGAAGTTCAGCGAACTTTTCCTTCACAATCCACCCCAAGATCGCGACGATGAACGTCAGGATCGAGTTCCAAATCATCATCTCCATGGACTAGCAATTCCATGCTCGAAGTGATTTGTTGATCCGAGAGTTGGGATCGTTAGCCGTCTTCTTGCTGGTCAACCGTTTCTTCATTCCGGTCATCCTTGCACAGAAGGACTTACGCCTCGCTGCGTCCCGATCCGTTTTCGGATTAGGAGCAGGAGGCTTCAGACCCGGCTTACCCGGATTGGCTCGGTTGTAAGAAGCGCGACCGGCAGCATTTAAACCGCCTTTGGGATTCTTACCTTCAGATCTCTGCCAAGCAGGACTCTTTGCCATACATCACCCGCACACAACGGTGACCGAAATCACGCTGCTGGTGGTCAAGATAGCGAAATCTTCTGAACCGCTCTTCGTGGTCAGAATGCCTTCACCCGGAATGATCATGTCCTGAGACACCACACCGCTCGGGGTTGCCAGCGTCAAGAGATTCTTGTTGCTCGGCTTGGCAATGAACTGAACCGATCCCGTGGTTCCGTTAGTGACGTAGTACACGCCCTTGATACGGGTTCTCGGGAACGCCAGATCACCACCGTAACCGAGTTTGATGTTCCCGGTAGAAGTGGTGCTGATCGCGACCGAATTGATCCGAGTGTAGTAGTTAGTGGAATACACCACCCCAGCACTTGGACCCGTGACAGTCTCAGTGACTATGCCGTCATAGCCGATTGCGCCGACCTTGACACCTGTGACCGTGAAGGTCTTGTTGGCATCCGCGCCGCTCGAAGTGATCGAGAGTTTGTAACCAGTTCCGTTTAAACCAACATCGTTGGCTAACAGGCTCAGGGTTCC